GCATCAATTAGCACTTTGTCGTCTTTCATTGTTTTTTTGAATTGTTTCACAGCCTCGCCGCTATATAGTTTTAGCCTACGAAAGGCGAGTTTAAATTCGTGGCTAAATTTGGTGTCGTCAATTCCGTGCATCAGCTCATTAAGGCTATCGGCATACGATAGGGCAAGGATTGCGTAATGGGCTATCTTCTCACGCTTAAGCACTGGCATTACAACTGCTTTGTCGTGTTCGGCAATTGCGATATTCATTAGGGTTCGTGCTTCTTGTGGAGTTATATTTAGCCCTCTTGCACGGAGTTCTGTTATAAATCTGTTGTTGTTCATTTTTTGGTGTTTTTGTGTTCGGTTTGTCTTCGGTTAGTGTTCGCCTTGTGTTCGGTTTAAAATGGTACATCGTCTTCAGGCTCTTTTTTTGCAAATGCTTCATTAGGCGACGCGGTGGGTATTGTGTTATTGCTCCGCTCTTGTGTGGGCATTCTTGGTACGTTGTACATTGGTTTTGCCATTGTGCCTGTAAATTCATCATAAGGGTAAATCGTAAAGTCGCTGCTATCTACCATAAACTTAAAGGCTTCGAACGGGTAGCCTCGTGTGTATTGCGGTAGTACTTCTACTATATCCTTATTATTTTCGTCTGGCTTGAGCAAAAAGACTGTTTCTGCTTTCTTGGTGACGGCACTTCCTAAGTGTCCGGTGGCTTTTGTTACCCCATAGGCTACGTGAATAATTGTGCATATATGTATCTTATACTGGTCTGCCCACTTGATAAGTTTATGTACGATTTGGTTACTCCATTCGAGGTTATTTACATCATTCATAAGGTCGGCTATACCATCGATAAACACCATCTTCATTTTGCCCTTATATCTCTCTAATGCCTTGTCAATGAATGCTACACGCTCCTCAGCGGCGAGGTGGCATATTTTGAATGTTAGGTACTGGGGATATATCGTACCTACTACTTCGGCAACACCTTTAAAAGTCCGCTGAGCATAGTAGTCGGACTGCTCAGTATCGAAGTCTAACACATACTCATCACTCTTGCGGTGGGTACGTAATAGGGGGAATCGATAGGCCGCATTTCCGCCGATATAGGTAGCGCATAGTTGCGTTTTAAAGAGTGTTTTCTTACTCTTACTTGGTGCGGCTATTACGCTGAAACTGCCTGCTGTCATCACTGTTGTAGGGTAGTAATTGCCTTTGTACTGATGCTCTCCAATGCTGATAAGTGTTTCGGGCGGTGGGAGGGGTTTATCGAGCGGTATATACGCCTTTTCGTACTCGCGGGCGAACCATAAATCATCGAAAGGAGAAAGCTCTACACCTTCCTCAATTTCTTGTACTTTTAGCGACATAATAGCAATAATTTAGTGATTTCTGATTTGATAAAATACCCTATATCTTCACGTTTGTACTCTTTTTGCAAAACAGCGATGCAATCTGCCATTCGCTCTTTGACGATGTTGTTTTTTGCCTCTACAATGCGAGATATATCTTGTGAGCGATATTCGTCTTTTAGGCTTGTGGTTTGCTCTGCTGGTGTTTTGTTTGCTTCGGCTATTCTGTTAGCTTCTCTTAGGGCTTCGTTATAGTCTTTATAAGCGGTTTCGTATCGCATCATCTTAGTATTTTCGGCTATATCGTCTATCCACCATTCAAGGGGTTTTTGAACGATTTGGTGCACGTATGCTAATATGCCACTGGCAGTTATTTTTTCGTCCTTTTCTTTAGCGAATAGGTAGCGATTTAGGAATACAAAGCAGAACAGCCTTGATAGCAAAGGGTACTTTTCTGTCTGGTATTCTTGTGTAGCATTGATAAACTTCAGTACGGAGTTGAACGCTTCTTTATCATCGGCATTTCCTTTTCGTTTGGCGAGGTATGCAAGCCGACGCATTGCGATGTCTAAGTCGATTGTGTTTTTGCTCATTTTTGTCGGTTTTTAGTTGTTAGTTATATTCTACAAGTCGCCTACGTTGCGTATCACTCCTTTTTTGTTGCTTTTTTGCCCTTTCTGTGGGCTTTCGTTATAGAGTTGGGTATTTGTTAGCCCTGCGTTATAAAACTTGCTAAAATGGTCTGTTTCTAACATTTTGTCAGGCGATAGGGTGAACTGTGGGTAAATCTCTTTCTGAATGAAAACGCCTTTGATAGCTAAATCAATCTCTCGTTGAGTGTATGTTTTAGCGACATCAATGAGGTTTAACTTAGACTGCCCAAGTATAGCAACTTTTCCAATTACTCCTGCCTTGTAATGTTTCTTAGCATCATTCCAACGTTTGGCGAACCAAGCTTCGAGTGCTGGTAAGTTTCCTTTGAAGTCTTCGTAAGCGTTTAGGGGCTGTTTTTCGGATTCAGGATTTTCTTCGTGCGCACCCGCTTGTTTGTTTGTTTGTTTATATAAATCATTATCATTTACATTTACATTTACATTAAGGGGGCATTTGCTTTTTTTGCTTTTTTCAAAAACCAATTGGTTTTTTTGCTTTTCTTTGCTTTCTTCTAATTCATTGGTTTTCAGCGGTCTTCCTCCTTTCGCTCCTGCTTCTTTTCTCTTTTCTTTGATTGATACATACTTTTGTGTATCCCTATCAATCGTTTGTTTTACAAATCCGAATGCTACTTTTGCAAGTGGTTTTAGTTCAATCAAGTTACCATATATGGCATATTCCGTAATAGCCTGATAAACTTCCAACTGAACCTCACTTGGCAAATCCCGAATAACATTCAACCAATCTTTGTAAAAAACAAATGTTTCTCGTTCCATAGTGTAGGTATTAAAAAAAACTCCCATTGCCCTTAGCTTGCTATTTGTACAATGGCACGCCAAATAATAACGCTCGCCAAAGACAAGGGGAGACAAATGAATGAAATATTAGAATAAGGTTGTTTGATTGAGGTCGTCAATCATTCGTTGTAAGTTCCTTTGCATTTGGTTGTAATAAGAAGGCTTGAGTTCTATCCCTATAAAGTTGCGTTTTAGTCTTAAACTTTCGTGTCCTTCACTTCCTATACCTCCAAACGGACTTAATACGGTTTCGCCTTCATTGCTCCACAAATGCAAACAACGCCTAATGGTTTCTAATTGTAAGGGACAAATATGCTTTTCGTCTTTCTCATCACGTGCGCTGGTGTATTGCAAGGTATCAGAGTAATTGATGTCATACCATACGGGCTCTGCATACTTTTGCCATAAATTCACAGGTAGGTAATTCTCTTGTTTCTCATCTGTTACTTGGTGTGTGATTGGCACTAAGTTATCGCCTGCATTGCGAAATACTAAGATGTAATCGGGTATTCCTGTGCGTGACATACTGCTGTCTTTTAAGATTGTTTTATGAAGCAATCCGATAGACTTGGTACGGGTTACTTCTACTACTGGGCTTTTCCAAATCGTTACCCTATCGTGGTAAATAAATCCCTCTTTTTGGAAAGACTGAATGAGCATCCCTGAAAAGTCTTTGAGCCCTATATATCCGTCTTTGCCTTTCATTGCGGGCAAATCCATACAATGTACGGCTACTAATCGCCCGCTTTTTACCACTCTTGCTAACTCTTTCACAAGGAATTGAAAATGTACAAAGAACTCATCGTAATCCTTACAGTTGCCCATATCACGAATGTCGTCTGAATAAACGTATAATTCGGCAAATGGGGGGCTGAATATTGAGAAATCTATACTATCGGTAGGGAGTTTAGCTACCTCCTCTACGCAATCGCCGTGTATGGCTCTGAATGTAGGTGTTTGCATATTTCTTGGTTTTTAATCATTAGTTCTTGCATTTGTTTGAATTGTATCTCCTTTTCTCTTATTGTACTCATAACATTCTGCATTGTGTCGGTAGTGATGATATTCACTGTAACATCGCCTTTCTTTCCAAAACGGTGCGAACGCCTTACTGCTTGGTAAAAGCCCTCAAAGGAGAAGTCAGGGCTCATAAAGGTTTGATGCAGACAGTGCTGAAAATTTAGTCCGTATTTTGCTATTTGCGGTTTAGTAACCAAAACTCTGTATTTACCGTCTACAAAGTCTAACAGCTTTTGCGCCTTATCCTCTGGTTCGTCTTTTCCTGACACTTCTACTGCTCCACGAATGCCTGCCGTTACCTCCTTGCTTTCATCATTGAGTTTTACCCATACGATATGAGGCTCATTGTCAGTATTAGCGATTTCAATAGCTTTTGCGATACGTTGCTTCTTAGTACGCCTTAATTCTTTATTGAAATCGGCAGCCGATACTGCCATATCAGGGAATAATAAACCATTGCTAAAATCGTTTTGTGTGATGATTTGGTGCTCCTTGTAAATCACCTCTGATAAATCATACCCTTGCATTGGGTAACCTATATCAGCAGGATTGGTGAGCATTACCGCCCAACTTGATACGAACTGATAGAACTTCTCTACAGCGTGTCCTTTTAGTCGCCATTTGCTTGTATGGTCTTGGTCGTTGATAAAGTAGGTAGCGAGCATTCCTAACCTGCTTTGATAGCCCAAAAACTCCGAGTGATTAGCCAGTTCCATAGGGTCGTTTGGCGAAGGGGTAGCGGTAAAAGCAAACTTGTAGGAGGTATTGTGAAAATACTCAAAGAGTTGCTTTTTTATATGCCCTTCAAAGTTCTTCATTATAGAACTTTCATCTACGATTAGCCCTGCATACTCCTGTGGATTGATGTTGTGCAAATTCTCAAAGTTGGTAATCGTTACCTTATCAAGGTCAAACCCAAATTTTTCTGCTTCCCTTTTAGTTTGTGCTACCACCACCAATGGGGCAATGATAAGCACAGGTTTATTGGTGTGTCGTACGATTTGGGTGGCAGTTTCCAGCTGCATTACCGTCTTCCCAAGTCCGCAATCAGCAAATACAGCGTGTTTGCCTTTGAGAATGTTTTTAGCAACAATATGCTGCTGAAAAGGGAATAATTTAGGGTTCATCGGTAGTGGTGCAAATCCCTTATACTCCTTTGCTTTTTGTTTTAGTCGCAAAAACTCTTGATACTCATTCATTTTGATTTGAAATTAGAGATTTGAATTAGATTGCCGCGCGCTCAATCTCCTTTCAAATCGGTTATACAAATTAGACGGCTTTTTAGCCATTTGGTAGGGGTTGGTTATTAGGTGGTTATGCTGTTTGTGATGCTGTTTTATCGTCTTAAATAGCCCTCTTTTTAGACAGGTTTTAGACATTTGGTTAGGCAGATTAGTCCAATAATTCAGGGTTGTCGTGAATGTTTCCAATAACTTCAAAACATCTGGTGTTATAGCGTAAAACTGCAGTCTTCCCGCCAACTGTAGATTCACACTCGAACCCACAAACTTTAAAATAAACTACAAAGTTTTTTATAGGTGTTTTATATTTCTCTGTTTTTTTATGAATTTGTTCATTATATAGTATATCCCCTTCATAGATTTCATTCCCATTACAGTCTATCGCTCCTGTGAATTGCCCGACAGAATTTTCATCTACCAATGTATAATCAGATACTTCTTCACATTCTTCTTGGTCTGTTATATGATATTCACCATCTACAATTACTAAGTTTCCATAAGTCCATTGGCTGTTGCAGTTACTGAACCCTCTGAATTTTATTGTTCTCATTACTTTATTTTTTTAATCTTTGCCCCCGCTCACGGCTCGAACGTGAGTGCTTGCCTATCGGGGTGCACTTGTTTTTATTCTTGCTTAACGAGAGATAAAAATTGCTTATTCCTCATTGTCGGGTTCTGGCAAATCAAGATTGAAATTATCCATACACATCTGCCTTACTTGCTGCTTAAACTCCTTCTCCCATTCGTAGGTGCTTAACTTGGTGCTACTCACTGGCACTCGCTGTATCTCACCTGTGGCAG